AATAAAGATGATGTAGTTTTGGCTTTCTTCCCTTGCACTAGGTTTGAAGTGCAAATTTTATTATGGTTTAGAGGCGATGCAATGCAACAAAAGAATTGGAGCATTGAAAAGAAACTTGAAGAAGATATGAAATTGCATACAGAACTACATCAAAATTATTGCTTAATATCAAAATTAGTTATAGTGCTACAACGCAAGGGCATACCGATTATTATCGAAAACCCTTATAGCACACAACACTACTTAACTAATTATTGGTGCATTAAATCAAAGGTAATAGATAAAAATAGACACGCAACAGGAGATTTTGAGAAGAAACCAACGCAATATTGGTTTATAGGCATTGAACCAAAAAATAATTTAATTATAGAACAAGTAAACATAAAAAAAAGAATTACACATAATGATTTGTGGTGGAAAGGAAAAGATAAAACAGTTTTAAGAAGTATGATTTCACCAGATTATGCAAATAGATTTATAAGAGAGTTTATAATAGATGGTGAAGAAAAACCACAGGAAGAAGAAAAAACATTGTTTAACTTGTAAAAACGGCTTAAATTTCAATTTTAAGCAAAAACATAATAATTTATACTTACTAAAAATAAAAATCAATTAAAAAGGAAATTTACAAATGAAAGAATATTATATTCAAAAAATTATTAAGAATGATAAAATATGTAAAAAAATTGTTGACAACATAAACCAAAGTATTATAATAGTAAGTGAAAGGAGAAGAAATGAAGAAAGAAAAAGTAATAGAGATTGCAAGAAGATTAAAGATAGGTAGAGCAAAGTTAGGGTTAACCCAACAAGACCTAGCCGACAAGAGTGGAGTATCAAGGGCAAGTATCGCATATATTGAATGTGTAAATTGTAGAAGAAACCCAACATACGAAACTTTAAGAAAGTTAGAAATAGCACTAGAATTAAAAGAAAATTCGCTAACAAGATTTATTTAAAGAAAGGACAAGATTATGAGTAAAGAATTTAATTTAACATTATGTAAAGTGCAAAATGAATTAAACGCTCCAAAAGGGCAATACAACAAATTTGGTGGTTTTAAATATCGCAGTTGTGAGGACATCGTAGAGGCAGTTAAGCCGATTTTAGCAAAGTATGAACTAACGCTTAATTTAAGTGATGAAATTGTTTTAATAGGTGATAGATTTTATATCAAGGCAACTGCAACAATTACAGATGGTGAAAATGTAGTATCAACAAGTGCGTATGCAAGAGAGCCATTAGAGAAAAAGGGAATGGATGAGCCACAAATTACAGGCACTGCATCATCATACGCTAGAAAGTATGCTTTAAATGGTTTACTTGCTATTGATGACACAAAGGATGCCGATACAGATGAATACGCAAAGCAAACAGGAAAAGAGCCAAAACAAGAACAAAAGGCAACTCCAAAACAAGTTGAAATTTTATTGACTTATTATAAAGCAGAGAATTTAGAAAAATTACTTGCTAAAAATAACATTAGTAAAATTCAAGATTTGCCACTCACAAAAGCAAGTGAAATTATCTCAAAATTAAGAGAAAAACAACCAGAACAAGATGAGCAATTAAACGCTTGGAATAATATTTAAAAGAAAGAAAGGACAGTTATATTATGGAAAACGGAATTATTTTAAAAGAAAAGAAAGAAGTTAAAATGGAACTTATCACAGTTAATGAAAACAATGAATTACAATTAAACACAGAAACTAGCAAGGCGATTGCTAAATTTGAAAAGCAGATTAAGAAGTTAAAAGAACAAGAAGATGCTTTAAAAGAGCAAATTCTAAAAGAGATGCAAGAAAAAAATATTGTCAAAATTGATACACAAGATTTAGTTATCAATTATATTGAAGAAACAACAAGAGAAACATTCGATAGTAAGAGTTTTAAGAAAGACCATCAAGACATATACGATGAATATGTTAAAATGTCAAAGGTAAACCCTTGTATCAAAATTAAGGTGAAATAATGGACTATTGGAGCATTAAAGGACACGATGTAGAATACATAGATGAAACCCATCAATATTTAGTTGATGGGTGCATCGTGCCTAGCATAACACAAATTTTAAAAATTAAATTTGGTAAAAAATACGATGGAGTGCCACAAGAAGTTTTACAACGAGCAAGTGAACTTGGCACTGCAACACACAAAGCGATTGAAGATTATTGCAAACTTGGAATTGATACAGATTTATTAGAATTAAAGAATTTCAAATTCTTACAAAAACAATTCAAATTTCGTGTTTTAGACAATGAGATACCAATTATACTATTCTATCACGAAAAACCTATTGCGTGTGGCAGATTAGACCTTGTGCTTGAAGATGATGAAACAGGTTTGATGCTTGGAGATATAAAACGAACAAGTGTTTTGGACAAAGAATATTTAGGGTATCAATTAAACCTTTACAGATTAGGTTATCAACAATGTTATGATAAAGAAATAAAAGGTTTAAAAGGAGTGCATTTAAGAAATGATGTAAGAAAATATGTAAACATACCTATAAATGAAGATGTAGCACTTGAACTTATTGAGGAGTATTTAAAAAATGGAAAATAAATTTTATTGGTTAAAATTAAAAAGAGATTTCTTTAAAAGGCACGATATAAAAATTATTGAGGCGATGCCAAACGGAAAAGATTATATATTATTCTATCTCAAATTACTTTGTGAAAGTGTTGACCATAATGGAGATTTAAGATTTAGTGAACAAATACCTTATGATGAGCAAATGCTTTCTGTAATTACTAACACTAACATTGATGTTGTAAGAAGTGCAATAAAGGTATTTAAACAATTAGATATGATGGAATTGTTAGATGATGGCACTTACTTTATGAACGAAGTTAGTAAAATGATTGGAAGTGCAGTTGATAACGATAATGCTAACAGACAACGCAGATATAGAGAGCGAAAAAAAGAGTTAGCGTTATGTGAGCGTTATGATGCCGTTATAAAAAATAACGAGAGTAAGAATAAGAGTATAGAAATAGATAAAGAGATAGAAATAGAAAAAGAAAATGTAGTAAAAGAAAAAGCGACACGCTTTATACCACCCACAGTTGAAGAAATACAAAATTATTGTAAAGAAAGAAACAATCTAGTAGATGCAAATAAGTTTTATGATTTCTATCAAAGTAAAGGATGGATGGTAGGTAAAAATAAAATGAAAGATTGGAAAGCGTGTGTTAGAACTTGGGAAAAAGAGGCAGGTTTTAAAGAAAAGACACCACTTGAAGAACTAGAAGAAGAGGGAATACATTTTAAAAGATTATAAAGGAGAAAATATGAATAGCGTAAATTTAACAGGAAGATTGACAAAAGATATTGAATTGAGAACATCACAAAGTGGCAACATATTTACATCGTTTACAATCGCAGTAAGAGGTTTTAAAGATGCACAAGGGAACGAACTAACAAATTTCATACCGTGCAACGCTTGGAATGGTAAAGCAGAATTTTTAAACAAATACTCAAAAAAAGGTGATTTGCTTGAAATTACAGGTAGCATACAAGTTAGAACATATCAAACACAACAAGGAGAAAATAAAACCATTATAGAGGTTGTTGTAGATAGCGTAAGTAATCTTACACCAAAACCAAAAGATACAACACCAAACCCTAACTCACAAGTAAAAGTAAACGGGCAAGGAGTAAATTTTACACCAGATGATGATTTGCCATTTTAGAGGGTGAAATGAAAAGATACAGTATTTTACAAAATGAAATGAATGAATGTTGGTTTTGTGGCACACGAAAAAATTTACACATTCACGAAGTATTTTTTGGAAGTGGAAGAAGAGCATTAAGTATTAAATACGGGTGTTGTGTGAGTTTGTGTGCTACACATCACAACTTGTCAAACGCAAGTGTGCATTATAATAGGGAAATGGACTTAAATTTAAAAAAAGCGATGCAAAAAAAATTTATGGAAAAATACCCAGATTTAGATTTTATAAAAATATTTAGAAAAAATTATTTAGATTAGAAAGGACAATAATATGAAAGACAAAATAACGATGAAAGAAAGAGTTTTAAATTATATTAGAGATTTTGGCTCAATTACAACATTTCAAGCATTTACAGATTTAGGTTGCACTAGATTAAGTGAATACATAAGACAATTAAGATTAGAGTATGAAATAGATGATGAATGGCAAAAAACACTTAATAGATATGGCGATAAAGTAGAATACAAAAAATACTTTTTTAGAAAGGTGGTATTAAAATGAGTGGAGATAATTTGAATGATGTATATTTTGAAAAAGAATATAACGGACAAATTTATAGAAGTAAAATTAAATGTGAATTATATAATGACCACTTTGAAAATGCAAAGAGGTATCAAATACCACACGCACAACTAATTATTG